TTGTTGTACTTGTTGTTGTACTTGTGCTAGTGCCTGCCAGAGCTTCAGCAACTGCTGTAAGCGCTGCTGCTGTCTGAGTAACTGTTGTTACATTGACTGCATTGTCAGGTACTTCTACTTCTACTACTGGAACTATCTCTGGTTGTTCTTCTTTTACATCTTTGGGTTGTTCATTGTATCCCCAAATTAACAACATTAATAATAAAATATCCATTATTTCTCCTGTATTATAATATTTTAAACATTATTCCAATCTTTACCTTCAAAAAGTAAAGCTTCTGCTTCTCGTCTACGAACTAACCCTTCCAACACTTTACCACTTGCTTTATTCCATCTTTTTAACTGGGCAGGTACTTCTTCGTACTCTCCAGCATTGAGGACTTTCAACATAGTTGAATTTAGTAAATTGGTTGGTCCAAGGTTATATGTCCATGATACTAATGCATCAAACATGCACTGGTCTAATTGATTTTCTACTGCGTCTGATACATAGCTTTCATAAGTAGCTAGTTCTTCTACTAGCATTTCGTCTGCTTGTGCTTTGGTAATTTGCATACCCTCTGTTACGCCTTTTGTGTGTCCGTATCCGATTGTTAAAACACCAGCAGCACACTTGTATGCTTCTAGTTCACAACCTTCGAACTTCTTGATAAGGGCAATGCCCTCTTGTGATATTTTCATAATGTAAAACTTTCTCCACAGCCACATTGTGCTGTTTCTTGTGGACTAGAGATTTTGAACTGTTCATTTAGTCCATCTTCTTCCCAGTCTATATTGATTGTGTCGACATAACTAAATGTCATTGGGTCTACAGCTATTATACCATAGAACACCGCATCACTTGATGTATTTGGTTCTTCCAAATAACTCAAGTCATACGACCACCCGTTACACCCATTTGGTTTCAACATTAAGCGTATCCCCCAAACTTGTTTGTTTTCTACTTTTTGTTTTAGCCTTTCTAACGCAGGCTCGCTACAATTTATCATAATACTAGATTAATGCGAGTGGGCAGTTGCCTGCCCTCTCGACTTAGGTCTTTGACAGCGTATTAAACTAAAGGTATTGCACTTGCTACTACAGCCAATCCAAATAAACATATAAGTCCGAACATTGTTACGGCATCTTGTATGTCCTCGTGTTTTTCTACTTGTCTAAAACTATTCATTATTCTTGATTTCATTTTATATCCAATACTCTACGATTGGAGTTCGGAGTTTTAGACAGCGCGATAGTCAATAGTCCATCTGTTAGTTCGACATCGTCTACTTTTAAGTCTGCGTTAAGCATAAACTTACGCTCAAAAGATTTAAGACTGAGACCTTGATGAGAGAATCTTTCACTCTCACTCAATTTCTGTTCTTTTTTCCCCTTTATGAGCAGTTCATTATCATCATGAACCAACTCAAGCTCTTGTTTAGACCAACCTGGCACTGCAACCTCTATTCGAAAGTTGCCTGTGTCCACATTCTCTACAATGTTATATCTTGGATATGATGTATCAGTGTTGTGTAACAACCACTCATTGTTCATACCAAGCCAAAATTTACTAATATCAATCGTCATATTATTCTCCTAATTTCCTTTTCAGTAAAACTATGCCAACCCTTTCGGTATTGACGCCATTGTGCAAGAAACCCTTCTTACACTTATGTATATTATACTAAAAAGTAGACCAAAAGTCAACAACTATTTTTTGGTTAGTCCTCGAAGTCGATCTTACCCTGCTCTTTCATATAATCGAGCGTGGCACCTATGCCTTCCTGTTTACCAGTTCTGTATGCTAAGTAAATACTACTAGCGAGTATTATTATGTATGCTATATCTATATCCATATTTTTTCTCCATAACATATATTATACACAATTCATGACCTCATGTCAAGTACTAAATTAAGGGTATCTAAAAATAATTCTTGACTTATGGTTTTCGATTTGATATAATAAGAGTATGATTTATAAAAGAGGTAAATGGTCTACGAAAGAACGACAGACACTGAAAGACCTCTACAATAAAATCCCTTTAACCGAGTTATCGAGTAGACTTCTTCGAAGAAGTACTAGCATAACCTCACAAGTAAACTATCTTCGCAAAAGAGGATGGGCGTTTCACAGGAGAACCGATGAAAGTAATTGAATTTCCCAGAATGAGAAAAGCAGATGATATTAGCGATAAGCTACTTGCCGTAGTCATTGTAGAAGCACAGAAACTTGGTCTAAATACTACTGACCAAGACTTCGTATTCGACATGGCATGGGTTCACAAGTTTATCAAAGCTACTGTTGACAATCAATGCAATATTGCAAATGATCTGTGCCGCCTAACAAGAGCACAGGGTTTGAATGAGAGTTGAGGTTAAAGGACAATCAGTTGAACGAGCAATTCGTCAGCTTCGAAGAAGATTAGATCGTGATGGTCTAAAAGAAAGAATAAGGGAACTCGAATTCTACGAGAAACCAACAGCTAAAAGAAAAAGAATGAAAGCTGCAGCACAAAAACGCCAACAAAAACTCACAGCCGAACATAACAGATACTTGGCACGAAGACCACGGCATAAGAGATAGTCTCAAAATCGATCTCATTTTACCACTATTGTTTTTCGACTTTGTACTTAATACTTCCTAGCAATACGACTATCAACCGTAGGCATTCCAAACTCATAACTTAGAATTTTTTCATGTTAGCAGTTTCGAAAGAGAGTCTTTTTCTGGTAGTAAAAACAAGCGAAGAAATCCAAAAAATGTTTACCACTAGAAGAAAGATTAAAATAAATTATCATGAATGAAACTCAAACGAAAACACAAATTCATACCCCATGGAAAAATGTTTCTAGCTTTTTTGATAAACTTGTGGTATAATATTATTATCTAATTAAGATAGTTACTCCGACAATCATTGATTTATCACTCATGCAAAATGAGCCTCAAGCATCATTACTTCGTAAATGAGATCTGGAGGTAGCGTCAGCGCACCGCAAGATCACAACTACGGAGTTAATGCTATTTAGGCGATTGCTTACGATATATCTTATGTCAACAATATCACACCAAAAGAAAGTCAACTATCTTACTTCGACTTTCTTCCAATTCCCAAATTCCAAAAACTTAACTACAATTGCGTCCGATTCGCAAATATTTTTTACCAATGATTAAGACTATTAAGTCGATTTGTTACTTATTCTTTGTGGGTATATGTATAAGTTATAACGATATGCCTTCAAGTTTATTGAAATTATCCCTAGTATGTTATACACCCGCTATGACTTTAGTCATGATGGCGGATTGGAACACCCGCCTTGACTTTTATTGTTGTATCATGCGTAGATTTGTAACTTGTGTGGTGAAGGTAATATTCTCATCCTTCAAAGTTACTGCTAGTTGCATATTGAGTTGAGGTTCTGGTTGTGGACTAGAGATAACCTCAAAGTATTCTCCATGTTCTGCTATGATCTTCCGAAGTTTGTCATTTCTAGGAAAGATTTTTGCGTATCGTTTATCTCTCCAGCCCATCTTCAACTCCTAATTCATCCATAACAGCTTCCACTAGATTTTTTAAATCTGCTTTGGGAGCTTTCTCCAAACCAGCAATTTTAGTACTATCTATATCAAGCATGTCTGCTACTGATTCTACTAGCTCTTTCTTTGTAATAGGATCTTCGCCAGTCTTGGTTTTATAAACAGTTTTCTTATATACACCTTCACGACTTAGCTTTCCTATGATAGATTTTACACTCTTATTGAGTTCTTCTGCCAATTCATCAACAGTTTCTCTACTAGGGTTATCTTTATAAGCCTCTACCATATACTTTACTTGTTCTTCTGTATAGTTTACACTCATACTATTACTCCTTTGGAATGACCTGATAAAAATTCTTCCTGCTCTTTAATAATAGCTTCAATTTCGTTAGGTTTCATACTCCATACTTTAGTTAGATTTCGTACTATAGCTTGGTGGCTAAGACCTTCTTCCACACCCATTTCATAATCAATGTGGATGCATATTTTTGTTCCATCAGAGATTTGCATTAGCTTCCTCCCTTGCCATTTGGTCAATACAGTCATCTATTGTTAGCAATGGACTTGTTCTAACTTCTTTATCTCGAAGTCCGTCTTTATTCCAGTACTCTGTATCAACACTGCCATCATTGTAGGTAGTTGTCCATGTCTTTATACCATTTCTTTTAGCTACCATCATGATTTCTTTAGTTTTCTTTGCCCATATCTCAGCATTTAAAACTTTTCTTCGATACTCCACTTTTTCACTATGCTCACTCATTAGTCGTCTCCTCTGCTGTTTGCATAAATAAACATTCCGATTGCAAAGGCAGTAATACCTAGTACAAATGTCCACACAAATTCATCATATGTCATTTTCTGCCCTCACTTCACTTCTTGCTGTTTCAAAGCCATTTGGATACCTAGCCTCTAATTTTTTAATATTTTCATCCATTACTTCGTCAGGTGTGTAGCCTAAAGCTATGCATCCCTGAATCCAATACCAAAGTATGTCGCCCAGTTCTCGTTTCATATGAAAACGATTGTCCTCATTGAACTCTTTTCCTTGAAATACCATTTTCTTTAGTACTTCGGTAAACTCACCACTCTCAGCCAACATGCCTATCGCAGCTGTCAGAACTCTCGGCACATTGATATTATCTTTTGCCTCTAGTTCGCTTGTGCTGTTAATAAACGCTAAGAAATCCTTAGATTGTCTACTGGTTGTTGAGTCTACAAATTTTGCATAATCATTGATTTTGCTCATATTATCTCCCAAGTGTTTTTAAATCCATTTCGGTTATGTACTGATAACCACCTTTGTTGTAGGTAATTCCTACTTGCTTTTTGCGTTTGTGTGCAATCGTTTTTGCACTAACTTCGCCACAGGGTAAGCATAACCTGTAGCCAAGTTCCCATCGTGCTGGAGGTATTCTGTTTCCACACTTACACCACATCTTCAAGATCCCTTACTAACTCTGTAGATTTGATTATTTCTCCACTAGCTAACACTATGTTCATGTAGCGTGA